ATACATTGACCATGGCGAAATTTAGTGTATCAAAACTTGGAAACATATTGCCCGGTAGTATGCTGCTGCTATGTAGTTTGCTGATTTCAGCCGCGCCGCCTAACCCCGACCCGGCAATGGCTCCGTTCTACAGGGGCCTGCGACGTCCGCATACGAATACCTACTGCTGTAGCCTGTCGGATTGTCGTACAACCAATTATCGGATGACTGATAAAGGGTTTGAAGTTTTCGTCGATTCCAAGACGTTTAGGAACGGTCCCAACAAGTGGATACCGGTGCCTGAGCAGAGCGTTTTGCCGCCGCAGACCAATCCGACTGGCGAAGGTGTGTTGTGTTGGACTGAAAATCATGGCGTCCTCTGTTTTTTGGAGGCGTCAGGAACATGATTATCCCCACCACCGATCAGCACGAAGATACTGACGAGCAGCGCTTCGCGTGGATTAGGGTTCGAAACGCTGAAACCTCCTACTCCAGGCGGCTTCGGCGGCTAGCGGACCAAATCTTCGAGATGATCCGCACGTTGGGGATCGATAACCCGCATACGCAGTTCCTTTTAGAGCAATATGGTCGACTGATCCGGCCGTGGGCCGAAGCTGTCGCCGCCCGGTTCGTCGCTGAAGTCTCCAGACGGGACGAACGGGCATGGGAGCACTACGGCCGGCGTATTGCCCGTGGCCTGTTCCGCGATATCACCCAGGCCCCGATTGGCCCAGCGATGCAACGGGAGCTGGAGCGTCAGGTTGCGCTGATCACTGCCCTTCCTGGCGATGTCAGTCAGCGTATCCAACGAGATCAGCTGGAGCAGGTGCACGGCGAGCTCATTAGCCAGGGCGGCGCCTTCTATGAGAGCGCACGGGCCGAGTCTATGGTCGAACGTATCCAGGCGATTGGCAACTTTACCCATAACAGGGCCATGACCATCGCCCGGACGGAAACAGCGCGGGTCGCTAGCACCCTGATGCAGGTCCGCGCGCAGCACATTGGATCCGATAGCTATATTTGGCGGAATGTGGGTGACTGGAAGGTTCGGCCCGCACTGGGCAGTCCGCATTTCGCTGAGTTGAATACGCTGGAACGTGGCAGCCACCGCAAGTTAGGCGGAACTGTCCATCGCTGGGACAACCCGCCGATCGCCGGGACCCGCGGTGAACGCGCCCATCCAGGCCAGATTTATAACTGTCGGTGTTTCGCAGAGCCGATCTTGCCCGACCAATATGTCATGAGGGCTGCATAAATGCCTTTCGAACAGAAGAAGCAGAACCGACCGCCGGGTCCACCGACCCACCAGCAGGAAAATGCGTTGTGGAGCATCGACAACGCCTGGAGCGGGCTGGTCTCGGTGCTGACGTCAGTCAGTAAGAACCACACTGACATGCGCAAAATCATCGCTGATATGCAGCCTTTCATCGGGGCTGCCAAAGGCTGGGTTCTAGAGAATTGATCCGTTTCTACACCAGCGAGCGACTTGGCACACATCAGTCACTCACCCCTGATGGTTTTCTGCTGTGCCAAGACGTGCCGATCGCACGCACCGGTATTTTGTTATATGCCGCGGGCGAAGTCCCAGTCGACGCTGATAGCGACGGGATCATTCGCATCTTGCGCGAACCGGAAGAAGTATTCACTGATTCCGCTATAGCCAGTTTTAATGGCAAGCCGATCTGCAATGACCATCCGCCAGATCGAGTCAGTCCAGACAACTGGCGCAGCTATTCAGTCGGCGTCGTTCTAAACCCCAGGCGGGGCGACGGGCTGATGTTCGACAATGACTATCTCTACGCAGACCTTTTAGTCACCGATAAATTCGCTATTCAAGATGTACGAGAAGGCAAGCGTGAAGTGAGTGCCGGGTACGATGCGGATTACGAACAATTACGACCCGGTGAAGGCCGTCAGCATATGATCGTCGGGAATCACGTGGCGCTAGTAGACAAAGGCCGCTGCGGTCCACGTTGTAGTATAGGAGACAAGGAAATGGCCACTACTGCAAAGAGGCCCGCGTGGTTCGATCGGATCATGCAGGCTGTGAAGACCGGAGACGAAGACCGTCTCGTCGATACCCTGGAAAAGGTCCAGGAGATGCTCGGCGAGACATGGTTGGGTGAGGCCAGTGGCCGCATCCGCCAAGGCGACTCTGTCGACTCTGCCTCACGCGACAACATGGCTGGTGGCGTGCACGTCCACCTGCATCATGGTGGTGCTGAGGATGTCAGTGATAACGGCAATGGTAATGGCAACGGCGCAGAAGCTGCTGCCCAGCCTGAGAACGGCAATGGAAACGGCAGTAGTCTGGAGGAAGTTCTCCAGCGCCTAGCCGCTCTGGAGCGTGCAGTCGCCATTCTCGCCCAGGAAGAGGGTGAAGAGAACGGCGAAGGTGAGGCTATGAAGAACGAGCCCGAAGAGGAGTCCGCGGGCGAAGCTACCAAGGAAGAGGGTAACTCGTGGCAGGATCGGCGCACGCGCGATAAGGCCACAAAAGACACCAAGGCGCTGGTGGGCGATTCAACCTCGCTACGAGGGCCATGGCAGGAGCTCCTCAGCCGTGCAGAGGTCTTAGCTCCGGGAATCAAGCCTCCGACCTTCGATACGAAGATGCCGGCTAAGCAGACCGTCGACTCCATGTGCCAATTCCGTCGCAAAGTGCTCGGTGAGGCCATGAAGGAAGACGACACAAAGGGTGCGATCGTCCAACTCGCGGGCGAGAAACCCAACTTTACGCAGCTGACTTGCGATGCCGTACAGCTGCTATTCAATGGTGCCAGCGAGCTCGTCCGTCAGGCGAATTCTCGTCGCACCATCACCGACATGAGCGGTGGCCATAACTACAATACGGCAGCGAACGCTTCTCTTCTGGAGACTGTGAGGTCGATCAACCAGAAGAACCGCGATCAATATGGCATCAAGGCGTAAGAAAGGAGACGCAAATGGTTGCGTTCACGTATCGTATGCCGGCCGGTATTCCGGGCGACATCAACAGGGTTCAGGCGGCTACTGTTGAGGCACAGATCATCACGCCGTCCACTCTGACTTTGCATCCTACCGTCTACGGCGTCCCGGTCGTTCTGGGCACCGCAGGTGTTCGGACAGTCACTTCGACCGACGCTACGATCTATGGACTCTTGGCACGTCCGTTCCCCACCGGTGGTAGCCAAGATCCGTTGGGCACCTCTACGCCGCCTCTCACCGGCCCGTGTGATGTGCTCGTCCGTGGCTACATGACTGTACTGCTCTCTGGTGGATCAGCAGCAGCCACCAAGGGTGGGGCCGTCTTCGTATGGGCTGCTGCTACCTCTGGTAGCCATGTCCAGGGCGGATTCGAAGCAGCTGCTTCTTCCGGCAACACCATTACCACTCTCGGTCGGTTCATGGGTCCGGCGGACGCGAGCGGTAATATCGAGGTGGCGTTCAACATCTAATCGCAGGAGTAACTAATGAGCAATCGGCTCAGCTACCTGACGGACTCAACGGCGCTGAGTCCGACATTCGCTCTGTCCTCTGACCCGCGGGTTAACGGGGATTATGTCACTTTCGATAACGGTCAGCGTGTCGACTGGAAGCGTGGCTTCACCACCGATGCGATGCTGACATTCGACGACAATTTCGCATTTACCCGTGATTCTACCGGCGCATTTCTCATTGGGGAACTGGAACGACTTGATCAAACCCTCCATGACCCACTACTTAGCGTCACATGGGGCAGGGATATTGACCTACGTGAAGATGTCACTATCGCTGACGAAGTTTCATCCTTCACTAACAGCTCATTCGCGACAGCTGGGGGCATTTCACCGACTGGAAAACATTGGGTGTCCAAGGACGCTAACGCCATCAGCGGCGTAGCTCTGGATATCGGTAAAACAACGAAACCATTGTTCCTGTGGGCCATGGAGATCAAGTACACTCTCCCTGAGCTCGCTTCCGCCCAGAAGCTCGGCCGCCCGATCGACGTCCAGAAATATGATGGCCTGAAAATGGCCTACCAGATGGACGTGGATTCCATGGTGTACACAGGTGATACCGAGGTTGGACAGCGTGGTCTGTTCAACTCCGAGGTCGCCAATGGCGGTCTGGTCGCCAATACCAACGCGCTTCAGGCAGGGGCCAGCTCTCCGACCGGGCAGACCACTTCGCTGAAGTGGATCGACAAGACCCCGGATGGCATTCTGGCTGACGTCAACTTGCTGCTCAGTAACGTATGGGCGGCATCTGGCTGGGCGATTATGCCGCAGGAGCTCCGGGTCGATCCGGTGTCCTTCGGCTATCTGGTCAGCCAGAAGGTGAGCACCGCAGGAAACGTCTCTATCATCGAATTCCTGCGTAATAACTCGCTCTGCAACGCCGCCAACGGAATGCCCTTAAATATACAACCCGTGAAGTGGCTCGCAGCAGGACAAGCAGCTACTGCTGCACGTGCCGTGGCTTATACGCGTGATCGCAATCGTGTCCGTTATCCGCTTGTGCCGTTGCAGCGGACCCCACTCGAATATCGCAGCATGTTCCAGATCGTCACTTACTACGGCCGTCTGGGCTGCGTAGAATTCGTGTATCCGGAGACCGTAGGTTACCTCGACGGTATCGGCTAAGGAACGATTGACCGAGGGGGCGCGTGGTTCGATACTGCGCGCCCCACAGCTATAGGTGCATTATGAAGACCGTGACTATTGTGAAGCAGTTTGTGCTCACACATAACAACATGACCCGGCAGCAATTTGCTCCAGGCGTCTACGAGCTGGAGGATGATATCGCCAGTCATCCTTACGTCATCCAGCACAGCGATAAACCCGAGTCGTTCAATCCTGCACCGGGCACGGTTGCGGCCGTACGTGCTGCTGTCGCACAGAAAGCCCGAAAGGAATTGCTGGAAGCGGCGATTGCTGAAGCTTCTAAAGAGGAAATCAAGCAGGTCCAGGAAGAGCACAAGGAAGTTGCTCGACGTCGCGTGATCTCTGATGCAATCAAGCCGCCTGCGAGGG